GCCTTGAGAACCTGTAGGCCCAATCGGGCCGGTCGGTCCGGGTACGCCTTGGTCACCCTGAATACCTTGTACGCCCTGCGGTCCCGTAGGTCCAGTGTCCCCTTGAGCGCCAGTTGGGCCGGTTGCGCCTACGTTTCCCTGCGCTCCGGTCGGGCCTGTAACGCCCTGTGGTCCTGTTGGGCCGTGGTCACCTTGAATGCCTTGGTTTCCTTGCGGTCCGGTCGGGCCGATATTGCCTTGAGCGCCCTGTGTACCAGTCGGTCCAGTAGGTCCAATATCTCCGGTAGGGCCAATCGCGCCGGTCGGGCCTGCCACCCCTTGTGGTCCGGTCGGGCCTTGCGGTCCGGTAGGCCCATGATCGCCTTGAATGCCTTGGACGCCCTGAACACCCTGCGGGCCGGTCGGGCCGATTGTTCCTTGCCCGCCTTGTGCACCGGTTGGGCCTGTCGCGCCGGTTGGCCCCATATCGCCGGTTGGGCCTGTCGCGCCTGCGCTGCCCGTCGGACCGGTTGGACCTGCATCGCCAGTCGGGCCGGTCAAGCCTGTGCTGCCCGTAGCGCCCGTGGGACCAGTAGGCCCACCCGCAGGACCGGGGGCACCCGTGGCACCCGTGGGTCCGGCAGTTCCGGCAGGCCCGGTGGGTCCGGTAGTACCCGAAGGCCCGGTCGGTCCCGTAGCTCCGGAAACGCTGCGGTCAAGCCTGACGCTTACATCAGGCGTGGGAGTGACCTGAAGATTGACGTTGTTACCGTCTTGGACAACAACCTTGATGTTGCTCATACCACCACCACCCCGTCGGAGCGAACAAGGAACAGCAGGAAGATGATTGCATCATCCTGCGGCGTGCTGCCACTAGCGGGGAAGGAAACCTTGATGCGGCCTGAGAAACCCACGCAATCCTGAGCGTTGATTTCTAGCTGAGGATCGCTGTTGATCAGCGACCAAGTGGAATCGTCAATGACAAGCGTGAACGTGCCTGCTGCGTCATTGCGGTTGCTTATCGTGAGGTTGACCGGCGTGGGAGTCGGCGTGTAATCCGCAATGTCGAATGTCAGACCGTTGCGGGTGTCTACAATGTTGCTGACTTGTCGCCGGACGATCTGAGCGTCAAGCGTTGCGCCGGTCAGAGGGATCGGCAGGCCGGTAGCGCAATTGGTGAACGAAAGATTCCAATAGGTCTTTTGGTTCCAAACCAGTTCACCGGCAAGAATGGGGTTGTCGAACCCGCTGACTTGGGCAAGCGTATTCTTGTTGAAGATCGCTATGGCTTTACCCTGCCTTTCTTGCAAAGCACAGGAAGCCCTGATTGCTTGACATCCTGTTTCCCCTAACCGGGTAGTGACGCTCCCCACACTCTTGCGGGGCTACGGATGGTGTCTTATCTTGCCAAATTTTAAGGCCGAGCATTGATGCGGTCAACAATCGTCCAAAGATTATTGACCTTCACCTCTCCATCGCCCATAGCAAGCAGATCAGTGTAGTCAGTCACTGCTTCTCTTAGCACCTCGCCCGTCATAGGATTAACCCTAGACGGCGTATCAACAATGATTGTTGTCTGAAATTGCTGCGGCACATCAAATTCAAACTTGCCGACTACAACTTTTCCGACCCCAATCACAACCCGAACAAAATTGCCAAGGTTGTGGTCATACGATTGAATTTCTTGATTGATCGTTTGACCGTTAATGGTAATTTCTCGCATTTGTACCTCACAGATAGCCGGGGAAGTAGACGTAACCACCGTCATTTGTTGATAAGCGAATCCAAGCAGCTCGATTGTTTGGATCAGTTGGCGCAGTGTTGTTATTTACAAAGTAGATGTACTGACCATTTGTAACGCCACTTGCGATCTCAACAAAAGCCGAAGCATTTTTGCCGTCCAGTAGATCAGCATTGAGATTGACAACCAATGTAGAGTTGTCAATCACCATCTTGCCGCCTGCAATTTCTAGCGCCGTAGTGGCCGTGCCTGTGCAGTTTGCCAAGATGGCCGCACGCGCCGCAGATGAACTAATTGAACCAACCACGCCAACTGTGCTAGATGCGCTTGCAAACCCACTGATGCCGCGCCCAAGAGTTGAACTGCCTGCATACCCGGCAACGCCAACATCAGCCGCGCCAGTCTGATTAGCCTTGACAGCCGTGCCAAGCAAATCGCCATTGTTACCAACAAATTCTGCTTTTCCGCTAGAAACAATATTGCCATTGATTGTTAGGCTTGTACCATCCCACAACAAAGATTGAGTAGACGAACCAATTGAGAATTTATAAGCTGCACCGCTGTAGCCAAGGAAAAAACCTGTCCCGGCGTTGTAGTCTGTCTGTCCACCTCTGATCTTGCCAAGGGTGTTTAGTGTCAGGATGTCTTGAACCGTTAGCGCACCCGTGTTGACCGTAATGGCCGACAGCGTGCCGACCTTCAGGCTTGAGATGTAAGGCGTCGTCCACACCGTGTTTCCGGTGTTGGGGTCATAGATGCCATCGCTTTGATACAGCGAATCAGTGCTAGACGGGTTGGGGTCAGACGCGCCCCAAGTAGCCGAGAAGCCCCAAGTGGACAGAGACTGTGCGCTCGAAGGGAATGACGCTGAACCTGATGTGGTGATATTGCCCGATACCGGAGCCGGGTTGTTGGGCACCCGCGCAAAACAGATGCGAGAGGATGCGCCATTTGTACCCGTGCCTGTTGGCCCAGTGACTCCTGTTGGTCCAGTGACTCCCGCATATCCCGCAGCGACGATACTCGCCGTCGTCCAATTGATCGTGGTGGTCGTGGCAGTTTCGGCATCAATGATTGATGCTGTCGCAGACCACAACGTAAATCCCGCCGACGGGGAAGCAGTAATTGTGGAACTCCACCCGGCAGGATTCGGAGTAAATGTTCCCGTTGACCATGTATAGGTTGATGTGCCTGTCGGCCCTGCGGGAAGTGTGACAGCCCATTGATAAACAACAGGACGCGCCGTCTTGCTTCCGGGAGCGCCAGTAGGACCATTTACGCCATTTGCAGACTGAGCGATGACATTGAACCCGCTAGTCCAATTCACCGTGGTGCTAACAGTGCCCCCCACGTCTGCAACTTCTTTTGCGGCAATCCACAAATAAATGCCGGGAGTGCCGGGGTTGGATGGCAAAGACACGCCCCATCCATTGCCGCCCGTGTAAGAAGTATTTACGCCGGTTGCCCAAACATACGTCGAAGTTCCCGACGGGTTGCCGGGCTGCGTGGGCGACCATTGATACAAATACGCAATTGCATATTGATTGCCCGTTGCGCCGGTGTTGCCTGTTGGCCCCGTTATGCCGGTCGGCCCAGTTGTCCCTGTCGGACCTTGCGTGCCAGTTGGGCCTTGTGTTCCGGTTGGCCCAGTTATGCCGGTTGGGCCTTGCGTGCCAGTTGGACCTTGATTGCCTGTCGGGCCTGTTATGCCTGTTGGGCCTTGGCTTCCTGTTGGCCCCAAGTTGCCTGTAGGCCCAGTCGGGCCGACGATACCCGCATCCAAAAAGATGAACTGCAAGGAGTTGAACGCGGTTTGATAAACGATGCCCGTGTTGTCCTTGTATCGAGCAGGAACAGACAACAGCGCAGGCGAGCTTGTCATGGCCGTGGGGTCGCCCCACCGCGCATAAGTGCCACCGTCTGTGATAGCGCCCATCACAAGACCGCCCGTGGTGGTGATGTCACCATTCCCGGTGGTGGACGAATTGCCAATGCGCCAAGTGTTGTTTACAAAAGCAGGATCGGTGTCAGTTTGCGATGTGACAAAGTTGACCTGAACGCCGCCGAACGTCAAATAAAGCTGAGGGTTGATGTTTGTGAAACTTGGCACGCCGCCGGTTCGCGGCACTTGAATCACAACAGGTGACCAAGACGTAGCGATTAGCGAAGAAACAATCGGTGCCCAAGAGAACGAAGCTGAAGTTGTGGACTTCTGCGATGTGGCAATCTCATTGCTGATCGCAAAAGCAAAGTAGTAGGTGCCCGAGCCAACAATGACGTTGCTAAATTTGATTGCCGAACCGGCAGGAAACACTGCTTCATTGATCGGCGTTTGAACGCTCCACACATCCCAATCGGTTATTGAGGGAGTGGCCGATTTGGTGTAGTACAGAGTTACGCTTGTGACCCGCACCGTGCTTGGCAATTGACAGGTGACGCTAAATGTCGGGGGCGACAGAGCAGGCTGCTGATCGCTAAAAGTAGGCGCTGCTAGTGCCGGGAAGTAATACCCGGATTGAAGGTCAGAGTTGGGCGCAGGCGCGAATGCCGTGATCGGCATATCGTCGTATACCGATGCGTTGTACTCGCTCAGTTCAAAACGCGCACCAAGGTTGCCGTCCGGCAGACTTGCTTCGTTGACCTTAATGACGCGGAACAGCTTGTTCGTCCAACCGTAGGCTGCATTGGTTACGCTAACCACGTCGCCTGCGTTGACCTGAATGCCGGTGTATGCCGTGTTGAATGAAACGATCAGGTCTTCGCGGGCCTGCTCCAACATTCGATTGCCAAGGTACTGCGCCTGAACAGAGTCATTGACCATGCTTAGGGTCGCGGTGTACTTGTTCATCGGCTCATTCGGATAAAGCAGCGAAGGATTGAGTGCCGCTAGATCAAGGAAGACATAGCCGGGTTTGTCTTTGTTGTCTTTCCAAGGAAACGACAACTCAACCTGATTGATGCTTGATGTGATGTCGGTGGCCGATACCCGAATGTCGCCAATGATGTTGGTGTCATCAAACGCAAAGCCCGTGGACTCTGCCTTGTTGATGATGGGTGCCCACTGCCCCGACTCAGCTTGATAGCCAATCCACGAGTCGCAAGCAATCAGTACGTTTTCGATGTTGTTGAGTACGGTTTCGCCCGTATCAATGACGCCGTTTATCCGATACCGCGCCTGAGTTGCTGAACCGCCGCCCGATGGCGTGTAGGTGATCGTTTGGTCTGAGTAGGTATCAAGGTCGTCGCAAGCCGTGGTGTTGACGTTTGCCAAAGGCACCGCGCCACCATAGACCGTGTTGGTCAGATAGTCTTTGAGTACAGAGCCGGGCTTTGCAACGCCGGTGCCGTTCAATGCGTGCTTGACCCTAAAGGTCAGAGGCTGCAAGCCGGTCGAACCCGCATCGGTCGAATACTTTAGATAGACGATTGCAAATGCAAGCCCGTTCATCTGCCGACCCGAGGCAGGCCACCGAAGCGCGGCGGGGATGTCTACGCCACCCATTGCAACATTCGGCGCAGTGCCGAGAACGGTTGTAATGGTTCCCGATGCGGTCGAGGTGTACAGATTGATGTAGAGGTAGCCGTTGATCTTTGTATCGACGTTACCCGCGCCGTCAGTCAAAGAGGCAACTTGGTTGGTCCCCGGCGCAAACGTGATAAGCCGATCACCGTAATAAAACTGCGTAGTGTCGAAAGTGAACTGACCGTTTGGCGAGATGTTGCTGATCGCCAAGACGTAGTACATCGCTTGGTTGTCGGTGGTAAGCACCGCATCAACGAAGGTGCCGCCCATCCATGCGTCGCCATAGACGACAGGGATAGAGTTGTCTGCGCTTGGGGGAATCTGCTGCCTTACGCCGTTGTCCTGCTGACGCGGGGGCTTCGCGCCAAACACCCGAGTCACTGTGTAAGAAACGGCAAAGTTGATTGCAAAAACGGTCGCGGCGTATGCCGTCGCACCAATACTTGCAGCAGTAATACCGATTTGAGCAAGAATGATTGAACCGGGCATTTCTATTCCTTGCAGAAGGTGGACTCAATCCGCTTGAACCCGCGACCCTCTAAATCAATTGATGGGCTGTTAGCCATAAGCGACACGCTCATAACCTGCGCCCGACCTTCCTTGATCAGCTTTTCGGCCTTGACCTTGTAGGCAACAAACAACTTGCCGCCGATTGTTCCATCTCGGTGCGCGGGGTCAACCCACCATGCCAACTCTTTAACCTCATGCACGCCGGGGCACCAAATATTTGGCGTGACGATGGCGGCAATCATTCCTCGATATTGACTGTCAACAAAGATGAACCCGCGACCGCAGATCAAACTAAACAGGAAGTGCCTTACATAATAGTTGTCGTGAAACGCAGCTTGCCGAAGTTTGAAAATGGGCGACTCTGATGCGTACTTACGCATCATCTCAACGCAAGCGTCTAGATCAAACTTGGATGCTTCGCGGATCAATTTTGTTGTGTCTCCGGTATCTCTTGACCGCCACCCGGCTCTGAAATGCTGCCCGTGTTGGGCTTGCCGCCGAAGTCAAAGTAGGTGTTTGAGATGGCATCGACTCGGCTCATGGAGGTGTCGCCGGGGTAGATCGACTGCCAAATGGTCTTGTTGGTCTTGATGCCTGCAAGGCGGTTTTCTAGCACCCGCCTCATGCTTGAGCAAGTGATGTTGCAAGTCGCCACGCGCTGCCGCATCTGCTCGTTGAAGTCTTCTGTAATGTTGACGTTGTTGATGATGCCTTGCCACCGCTTGAAGAATTGAAGCGTCGGCGTGGTGATGATTTGATTGTCAGAGTCAAGGAAGCCGCGCCAAACCTCTACGGTGCTGCCCTTGATGTCGCTTGAGAGAATCAGAGCAACGTAGTTCGGGTCAATGCCGGTCAAAGAGATCGACATATCAAACGAGGTTGCCTTGACATCCCGCTGCACTTCACCGACAGCCAACAGCGCCCCGAGCGAACTAAAGGTGATGCCGCTGACCGTCACGGGAGCAGCAGCGTTGCAGAAGGTGTAGACGGTTGGCGATGCGGGATTGCCAACTGACAGCTTGACGAATTCGGCGTGTCGGATGTTTGCGCTGTTAAGCGCGGTCATCGTGGTGGTCATGGCGCGACGTTCTCCCGAAACACGAATGGCTCATCCCAATTCACAAATGCGCCGTTTGTCATAGGCGTGAGCGAGTAGGTCGGGCAGACTTCCGCATACACCGGAAAGTAAACAGATGAACCAACTGCCGTGAGTGTTCCTGTGGCGGGTGTACCAATCACCGGACGATGAAGATTGACGCTGACCGTTGAGGCACTTCCACGCAATACATTGGCCGTGACTTTGTAGACGTAGCTGCCGAGTTGCAGGAAGTCGCCCGCCTTAAAGACATAGGACGTGGAAGATACGGCGGGAAGATTGCCAACCGTGATCGTCTGAGAGTTGGCAGGCGGGACTGATGCAAGCGTCAAAGCCGCAGCCTGTCCTGCACTTAGGTCGCCCTGATAAGCCGTGAACCAAGAAAGCGTGGTGCCGCTAAACGTGATGTTTGCGGCCGTCTGCCGGTCGAGGTTGTCGATGGTCTGAATGACATCCCGAACCTGTGGGTAGTACAGGTAGTTGTGCGGGACGATGGTGAAAACCCAAGGAACGGAAGTGAGGTACTGCGCCGTCCTGATCTGCCCGCCTCGCGTCACTTGCTGACCGATGGTGCGTCGGTTGTTAACAGTCATCGACTGCTGAATGTCAACGATGGTTTGGAATGACATTTACATTCTCCCTGCGCCCAATGGCAGTCGTTTCTGAGCGTACAGGTTAGCCGCCCACACTGCGTTTGAACTGCCCATGATGCGCTCTTCAAACGACTTCACATCAATCGCGTTGATGTTGTAGTTGGTCACGGTAGTGCCACCACCCAAACCACCTAGCTTTTCGTGCGGAATGACGGTGCCAGTAACGCGAGGCACGAACAACTCAGGCCCACGCTCACCGACCAAGTGCATATCACCGGCTTGCGCCGTGCCGCCATTTGCCAAACCTCCTGCGCCCAACAACGCAGTGAAGGTTGCCATATCTGAATATCCGCTTGCGCCAAGAGGGTTGGCGCCGGGGAAGCCCATTGCCATACCAATCATTCTAAAGATGCCACTCATCTGCGCCCGAAGTTGAATCAGCAGCAAGTCTTGAATGATGCTTTTGGCAAGGTCTTTGAAAGAGCTTTTGCCCGTTCTGACAAACCTTTCAAGTGCGCTACTCATGTTGCCCATGAGCGAATCAAACATCATTGCGCCACGCTCTACCTCTGTTGGAAGCTCACGAATGAACTTACCAAAGCCGCGCATGAAGCCTTCCTCAAGATCGCCTTCGCGCTTCCTTGCCTCAATGTCTCGCGTCTGCTGAAGGATCGCAAGTCGCCTCTGATATAGTTCGTTTTCTCGCTGAATGCGACGCTCACGCTCTTCAGGCAAAAGCCCTGCGTGTTCAATCTCTCGCTTGGCTTCGGCGTGTTGATGCAGAAGCTCAATCCGCTTGGCTTCGTATTGGAATTCGTGATCAAGCATTGATGCTCGACGCGCCTCCAAGTCCACTAGCCTTTGGTCAACTTCAAGCCTGCGGGCTTGTGCGTTTTGATAGTCAACGATTCGACCAATCAATCGCCCATAGGCAAGCTCATCCTTGCCCATAAAATCTATTTCCTGAAGCTGCAAGGCATGGACTCGCGCATCAATCTTCATGCGCTCTTGCAATGCCTTCAAACGTTCTTTCTCGGCTTGCTCTGCTTCTTTGTCTCGACCAAGCGTAGTTTCTCGCCCCGGTGTCGCACGGCCACCACCCGATTCGGGCTTGGCACTTGTGCCGCCGCCTAATACTCTTTGCTCAAACAAATCAAGTTCTTGTCTGTCTTTCTTGGCGCGTTCAACTGCTTCTTTATGCAGCCGACTAAATTCATCCAAGTCGCCGCGAGCAAGTGCGGCAACCTGTTTGAAGATCGTTTCTACGTCTTTATAAATCTGCGTAAAGACATAGGCCACATTTGCGCCGACGACAAGGATGGTTTGCCCAACCGTCTTAAAGACCGAGATGAGCATATCGCTAGTTGATTGCAGCTTGCTGAAATAGTCAGCCGCATCACTGATCATCGGGCCAAATTCCTTGATGAACATTAGCAAGAAATTGCGACCTGCCTGCGCCAACTTGTCATAGAGGTCAGCCAACTTTTCAATGGCTTCTGCTTGATCTTCCGCAAGCGCACTCGTCTGATCAATGCCCTCTGCCATGCCAACAAAATCGACACCCTTTGCGGCCTTGCCGAATACCTCCATGCCTTTCGCGGCGCGAGTAATCGGGTCTTCAATCGCAGCAATGCCCTTGACTGTCTTGTTGAACAGTTCTTCGGTTGAAAGCCTGCCGAGGTCTTGGAAGCTGACGCCCAACTTTGAGAACAGCTTTTGCGCCTCAAACGAACCCTCTGCCGCTTTGTCAACATAGTTGCTGAATGAGGAAAGCAACTTGCCTGCGTTCTCTGCGCTTCCTCCGCTGTTGGCTAACGCATTCTGTAGCTTGATGACGGTATCAATCGCAATGTCGTTAGCTTTGGCAACGTCAGCGATTTCGTCTGCGTATTGCATCGCCTTTGCAGTCAGGCCAACAAATGCAGTACCGGCAAGCGCCGCACCGCGTTGAGCATGACCAACAAATGCGTCTAGCTTCTTCTCAGCGTCAGCAAGTCCCTTGTTGAATTCTGCGGTGTCCAGTCCAAGCAGTACGCCTAGACGCGCAATCATGTTAGCCACGATTGAACCTCTCTTTGTTGAAGCCCGGTGCCATCGTCATAAAAGCTAGAAGCTGCTCGTTAGCTTGAGCCTTCTTCTGTTCTTCTGACATTGGAGGGTAGATGTAATCGTTGGCAGGGCCAAGGATTTTTGCCAATGAGAACGGCGCGGCACTGTCGGAGCGAAGATAATTGAAGATGCCCGTGGCAAGAGAGCCAAGCAAATGAATGATGTTGTGGTTTCCCACCATGCCGTCTGCATACATCGTTTGTATGTCCTTCATGGTTTCAACATCCAAGGCCGCGATTGATTCTTGTGTGTGCCCGTTGAAGATCATTGCAGCCTCTACTTGCTTCTTCAACGAGCCAATCAGTTTCCCCGCGATTCCCGGTAGGTCGGAGAGATCACTTCGGCAATCTTCTCGACCAAGGCAAGCTGCGTGGAAAGTGGGAATTCTTCTTCAATGTCTTGGTACGTCAAGTCTTCTAAAGACCCTTCAACCGGCACCAACAACTTGATGTATTCGGTGATGCGCGTTTCAGTCATCACGCGAGTCTTGGCTGTTTGCTTGAGCGAATTGCCATTGACAATGATGTCATCGTCTAGAAATTCAAAGCCGCCCTCTTTGGCTGCATCCTTAAACTCAAGAACGGGCGCGGCCAACTTCTCGTAATTGGCTTGCACCAATGACTCGTCAGGTTCGTTGATGCGCTTGAAGATGGCATCAGTCTCAGCGACGACCGGAACCCTGACCTTGAAGGTGTGGCCTCCAAGTTCAAACTTGCGAATGCGGAGTTCTCCCCGCTTAGCTTGGTATGACTCACCAAGAGCCGCTGCAATCTTGCTCATTTCTTGACTTTCCTTGACTTGTATTTAGTGATCTGTGTTGCCAATGCTTTCCCCAAGTCATTGGCTACTGCCATTGCATTGCTCTCTAGCGCAGGCCGCAAGAATGGATTTCCATCTTTATTTCTCATTCTTGCAGTGCCAAATTCTTGAGCAATCGCCCGAGCATCAGAATCAATGCCCATGAAATTATGCGCCCTGTATGCTCCAACATGAGCATCTTGCTCCATTGAGGCAAGCCGCCTGCGGGATTGCTCCAACCCTTTGCCTTCGCTCATTTTTTTGAGCTTGCGACCTGATGCGGTCGTTACGGCGGCAATCACTGTATCGGTGTTACTGACGTACTTAGAGCGACGATCCCTTCGGTTCGGGCGTCGCGCCTCGACTTGCAAAGACAAGCGAAGACCGCCGGTATCCACGGGGGCATTTTGTTGCGCCGCACGCAACACAGGTTGCATAGCTTTCCTAGTTGCCGGAACTAGGATTTTGCTCTTTGCTTCCTTATCCCCAATCTCTCGGGCAAGCTCATCGAACACTTGCAAGACATCCGACAGACCTTCAAACTTGAATGTGAAGCCTGCCATGATGACCTACTGTGGCTTAATGATCTTGTGGAAGATTTGCGTGTTGATTGCGATAGCGTACTCGACGACTTCTTCGGGAGTCATCGTGTTGGCATGACGCGCAGCAATCTCGTGCGCTAACGAAATCGCCGTCATCCTTTGTTGTGTGAACCCAAACCAGTCCTTGCGGGACTCGGCTTGGGTCACAAGAAAGGAAAGAAGGTCATTCGTGTTTTGTATTGTCGTGGTCATGTCTTAGGTGTTGTTTGACCAACCGTACTGATTGCCACGCGGGTGGATCGAGAAGACACACTTAGCTTCCGCGCCGGGTTGTGCGTCAATTTGGAACTGACTCACGCGACCGTTGAAAGCGTAGGCAACCACGTTCGTGCCGTCATAAGCAGAGACAACGAAGGTGCGGTCAATCGTGCCGTTGGCAGCGTCAGCACGCATCAGCAGCAGACCGGCATCCGAGGGGTTCCAAGCTGCGGTGACCGTCAGAGAGGTCGGGGCAGATTGGGTCGGAATCTTGTCAGATTGACGCGAACCGGCAACCGAGAAGTTGGCCATTGCATCATCTTGACCGAAGGCCGGGACAGCCTCAACGTTCAGTTGCAGACCCTCGGTGCCAAGACCACCGGCGGTGGTGCCGACGATGTCTTGCACTTGGGCAGTCCAAGTCGAGAGGTTGGTGTTTGAGAAGGGAGTCGGAGTGGCACCAGTTTGTGCCCACAGAGCAGCACTAAAACCGGGCAACACTTTATTCGGGAGAGCCATTTTCTTTCCTTTCCAAGAAATCAGGGTTATGCGATTGTCTTATGTTGGAATGTCAAGCTGACAATCTAGAAAAATCTGCGCGAGTTTTTCTTCGTTGTCATACGAGTTATAGAGCCACATCACATCAACCTTGGACACATAGATGCCGTTTGGTGAACCCCCAAACAAACCGCTGTACCCGTGCAAGGATTGTAGGATTTGATTGGAAATTGTGAAACCGTCTTCTATCTGCTGCGTGAAGATGCTGACCTGAAAGATTGGCCTATCAATCCCTTTGTTGTTTTGGTTCTGACCCGTGTAGACATCCTGATGGATGTTCCGCAGGAACCAAGTCACAAACTTGGGTTGAGTCGCAAAGTTCCGATTGAACGCCGCATAGACAGGGACAGGCGTGACGACAGATTGCAGCGCCGCTTGGATTGCCTTGCCGTAGACGACGGGATTGCTCTGTGCCATATCAGACCGCCGCCACAGGATCGTTGCGATAGCACATGAAGGTGATGCTCATGCGGTCGTTAGCCTCTCGGCAGTCGCTGATGCGCCACTCGTGCCCGCGCCAAGTGATCGAATACAGGTCTTGACGGTCCACCATCAGCTTGGTGTTGGGCGTGTAGTTCAGCGTGAGTTGCACGATGTCTTGATAAAGACGGTACTTCTCGGAGATGCGAAGGCTGTTGGCAACGTCTGAGACACGCGCACGGGTATCGAACCACTTGGTTTGAGTGGTCGATTGCTCGCCAAAATCCGACTTGCCGAAAGTCAGATTGTTTACCGCGATGTTCTCAAACCGTGCGATTGCCATTTACATCACCAAAGGCTTGTAAGGCCGCAAGAGAGCAGTCACGCCGAAGGGGATGTCACGAAGCATTCCCTCGGTGCTGTTGCTGCGGTTGTTGTAGAGGTGAGTGAGCAAGAGCAGACCGGCCTGCTTGATGACGGGATACGCCGCCAAGGGGCTAGGCTGCACCGTGTATTCGCAGACCACCGGAGAGGTCATAAACACGTTGAGGTCGCTCGGGAGGTCAGCAAGGATTACCTTGTTGCCCGAGTTGTCGTACATATACTGACTTGCAGTAAGAGGCACGAACACCGAAGGCGTGTCGTCGTTCCAATACCCTACCCGGTCAATCACTACTCCGTTGTTGCCGTTGTAGCAACCGCCCGTGCTTCCTTGGCTTACCTCGGGCAAGTCAAGCGACAGAGGTACGCCGTACAGACTGCTCGCGTTGTAGTACACCCGATAGCTGATCGGCATGATCGGCAGACCGATCAAGTCCTCAATTGCCTGACGGGTCGCAACCTCAAGCATCGACAGGTAGGTGTCTTGAGACTCGTCGTTGAACAGGTTTAGCTGTTGAGTGATTTCCTCAAGCGTGAGCCAAGGCGTCACGTTGTCGCGGTCAATCTGCTCAAACTTCGCGTAGTTGAAAGGGTTGCGGGTCGGCGCAAGCGCCGGACCCCCATACGTCAGATAGTTGTTGACTGACATGGCAACCCCTTACAGCTTGATCCGCACCCCTGCGAACGGGTCGCGCACAGAGCTAACCACGCGCTTTTCAGCATACATGGTCACGAAACCGGGCAGCGTCTGTTCCATCATTTGAATGCTGAATTCGGTATGGTCGCAGATCGTCAGGAAGCGCGGCCAATTGGCAAGGTAGATCGGGTACGTTGCCGACAGGTAAGGATTCGGGATCACAGGCCAACCGAAGATGTGCGCCACCGCACCGCCGTCATCGTCACCCGTTTCGAGGAAGATTGGGAGGTTGTTGGTGTCCTTGAGTTCGCGCAGCAGTTCGATGGTCGCCGGAGCGATGTGCCATGCCGTGCCGGGAAGCGACCAATACTGACCGGGCAGCTTGGAAGCCGCAGCGGTGATGTCGTTGTAGGCAATCGCGGTCGTAGCCGTTTGCGTGGCAATCGTGTGGATGCCGTTGGTGATCGCCGTGCCCGAGGTGCCGTAGGCCGATGCTGCACCGTCGAGGTACATATTCAACCCACGCAGACCATCGGTTGCGCCCGTGGTGGTCGTGGTCGAACCGGCTTGGTCGGAGTTGACCGCCATGCTTGCGCCTTCAAGTTGGGCAAACTCAAGCATCAGGTCTTCGACAAGCGTGGCGTCAAGGTTGTTCACATCCGACAGGACAGCCGAGCGAATCGGCAGACGCGCAGCAACGACGCGCACGGGAAGCTGCCAAATGGTCGTGTTCGTGTCGGGAGAGCCAAGGTTGTTCTGCACCGCATAGCCCCAAGGGTTGCCCGCTTGGTTGGTGGCGTTACCCGTCTTGGCAACGAACTGCATATCGGAACCTTCGCAGTCCCGAATGCGTGCGCCCTGACGGAAGGGGTTTGCGTAACGCAGAGCAGCGAAGGCGTCGTCAAAGATGACGCGACCACCAATGCCCGAGCCGGAGCCTGTAAGCGCCGAGGCTTCAGAGATGTCCACCTTGACTTGGCGGTTTTCTTGGATGGCAGACTTGATGCCGTTCAACAGCAGTTCAGTTACCGTGCTTTGTTGCTTGTCCATTGGCGTAGTCCTTTGCAAAGTGCGCCCGAAATCCCTTTCAAAGAGACTCAATGAATCCCTTTGAAAAGAGGGGAGCCGAAGCCCCCCACTTTATTAAGCGCCCGTAGCGGTCGAGCGATAGCGAACCCCTGCGAAGGGATCACGAACGCTCGTGCAAAGCCGCTTTTCCCCGAAAAATGTTATAAATCCGGGGGCGGTTTGGTCGAATCTCCGCATAACCATGTTGAGTCGATCAACGATGGTATGGAAGCGCGACCAGTCAGCAAAGTACATCGGGTACTTGGCGACCGTGCCTGCGGAAGCACCGGCAGCGGTGGGGGTGTCAACATAAGAGTTGGTCACCACATCGAAGCCGAGCAGCTTGCCCACAATGCCGTCTTCGGCAGCGGGGTGCATACGCTCGAAAATCGGCGTGCCTTGGTTGTCCTTCAAACCACGGATGGCCGACAACATGACGTTGTTGATCATCCACTTGGCATCCTTCGTCCAATACTGCTGCGGCAGCGCATAGACCATGTTCACGATGTCTTGGAAAGTCACGTTGTTCGTGCTTGCAAAGCCGTTCGTGGTCAATTGGTCATACGTTGCCAGGGAGTGCAGGCCGGAGGTCGAGGAAGTGCCCGACGAACCGAATGCAGCCGTAGAGGTCGTACCGCCCGTGTAGGTGGAATTTGCACCACCGTACTGATCCAAACCACGCAGACCATCAGCGCCGCCAGTGGTCACCGAAGTGCCCGTGCCGGTCTGATCGTCGTTGATGATCATGGACAGGGCTTCGGCTTGCGCGAATTCGGCAAGCATATCGTCCACCACGTTCGCTTCCAAACCGTCGATGTCGTCGAGTGCGGCAGTACGGATCGGGAATTGGACGTTGATGTCCTTCAACACCAGTTGCCAAATGGAGGTGTTTTCAGTAGTGGCTGCGCCGTTGTTCTGAATCGCATACCCCCACTGTACGCCCGCGTTCCCTACTTTTGTTCGAAATTGGTACGAAGAACCTTCAGTAGCCACGGTACGCGACAGGCCGCGCAGCGGGTTATACAAACGCAAAGACACGAACACGGGATCGTATGCGGTACGACCACCCTTGCCATCGCCGCCTGCGGTCAGTTGCGAGGCTTCGTTCATGTACGCGTAATACTGAGACTCGTCAGCGAACATCTTGAGTTCTTTCTCGAAACTCTTGCCGCTGTTTGCGTACTCTTTCAGTTGCTCACGCACCGCACGGTTCACATCCTGACGCACAGACTTGGCGATGGGACGAATTAGGGCGGGAGCGTTCAGGCTTGCGACCTTGGCTTCCAAGGTGGCGACCTTCTCGGTCAGTTCAGCCTTGGCAGCTTCGACCGACTCGTTAGCCTTGGCTGCGATTTCTTCAGCTTTGGCAAGGGTAGACGCTTCGATTGCGTCCAACTTTTCGATGATTTCTTTAGACATGATCAGCCTTTCAGACGATTGGAAAGATGCTTAAGAATTTCCCGCTGCTCAAGAGCAGCAAGCAATTCGGCTTCGGTCGCTTCCGCATCAGGCTCACCCTGAGTCGGCGCAATTTCAAGAACGGTCGTCACAACCTCACGCTGCTCCAACACTTTCTTGAAGGTAGATGCGGCAGCGACCGCATCTTTCTTGGACAGCCCTGCTTCACGCAGAGCCTTCTCCAAAATCTTGAGATCAGCAGAGCCATCAGGTCGGAAGAATTCCAACTTGTGAACCTCTGCCATCGGGTTGTTGGGATGCATTACGACGGAGACTTCTCTGAGTCCGCCTTGCGAAATTTGGAAATAACCTTCCTCCATGTCGCTACCGCTTTGGAGGGGATTGCCTTCAGCATCGACCATACAGTATTCATCTGCGTATGCTCCTACAGAGACACCGCCGAACATAGCCGGGGATTCGGTCATCACTTGATACAGATCAGACCCTTGAGTGGTGTTCAGGTACAGACGGCCCTCGGCCATCATGCCCTTGTCAGTGAATTCGAATGCAGTCCACTCACCCACCGGCATTGCATCGGCGTTGTGATTGACAAACATGGGCAGCGGTCGCTTGGTGTCAGCGAATTCCTTAGCCCACTGCATAAAGCCTTCCGGCTTGTAATAGAAGCGCCGACCATCAGCGCCCTCACGCGGTCCCCAAGTGGTGACGGTGGCTTCAATCTTTCCGCTTGGCTCTTGGTTTCCTGCCGCCTCGGGTAGAACCAGTTTTGCTTCGCAGATCAGTTGGATTTGTTTCATTGATGACCCCTTCAAAGACCGTCGTGTTTATGTCTTGTATTTTCGGGGACATCAGGCGCGGAACCTGAATTGGCAATTCCGCAGGCCGACGCACTTGGTTTGCAAGTGCCGCTAACAATTTTGCGTGAACTGCCATATTTGGTCAAGTTGTGCCGATGTTCATGCGTCGGGTCTGATTCCCGCCGCCGCCGCCCGTGTCTTGTGGTGAACTGCCAGGAATGGGCTTTTGATCGCTGTTCTTGCCGACCAACTCACTAGCCCCGTCCATTGTGTGCCTACCGAGGTATTCCCGCGCCTCGTTGGGCGTAAGTATGCCTGCATTTACGCCCGCCACCACATAATTCATTTGGTCTAGCGGTGCGCCCATAAGGAATTGCTGCGTGTCAAATTCTACGCACAGTGAGGGGTAGCCCGCTAGTAAATGTTGCTTGAGCTTCTGACGGACGTTCACGATGATCGGGTACATCGTGGATTTGTAGAATTCGTCCAACATCGTTTGAGTGTTGTTGTACTTCCCGTCCGCGATCCCAATCATCGCCGGGGGCACGCCAAACAATCCGCAAATCCGCTTCATGGTTTGGAGCTTTAACGCCGCAGCGTCGGCGTCTTGCAGGGAAAGCATCTTCAGGGGTTCGTACTTCATGCCCTGATCGAGCAGCATCCCTTGGCCAGGCTTGGACGGGTCGGTGGTCCGGCTTCCCGTCATGCTCGACCATGCTTCCTTGAGCCGCGCCGCAATCTCTTTGTACTTGGCGTCAGGAATGACCGACTCGGTGACGAACATTCCGGAGGGCTTCGCGCCGTTCTGCATAACGTAGTTGGCGTATAGGTCGATGTCCTGATCTAGACCGACCAACTCCACCGCAAGGATGCCCTTGTTGAAGCCTGCCGAACCCTGCCAAGGCATATCCTTGCAGTGCATGACTTGGTAATACTCTAGCGGTTGATCCTTGCTGAAGCCGTAGCTAGGCGTGCTTAGGCGATAGGACGGGTAGCGGGTCGGGGTGAGCGTGACCGCGATCAGCGTCGAATCGAGAATGAACATCTCGGTGGGCGTCTGCGTAGGATTCTTTTGATCCTTGCGCCACCAAAGCGTGAAGGCTTCGCCCAAAAGGTCGTGCCACATCATCCACTGATACCAAAACTCATATTGGCTTTGGAACTGATTGGGGTTCTGTAGCAGGGTCAGAACTTGTTGGGCCTTGGTTTTGTTCCGGGTGGATACCCGAGAATCCTTGACCGCATCGACCACCGTGCCGTCGTCCAACTCGCACATGATCTTGATGGGCAATTGACTCAAGGCGCGGGCTTTTGCGCCAAGTGCTGCCATCACCGTGCTATTTCGGGACAGCGTGGATACATCCACCACCCGCCCTGCATCTGTAACGGCACTCGTGGTGACATACAGAATCTGCGTATTGACCGTCGGCCTGCGGTTGTCGCCCTGATAGACGACGTTGTTACCTAGCGCGGTCTGCCCAAACAACGTGTTTGCTTCGTTGTTTTGCGTTTGTTTCCGCTTGAAAATGTCTAGGATTCCCATGTTTGGCCCCCGTTTCCCGCGACTTTACCACTCAAGCGTGCGGAAACCAAACGATTCCGAGGTGTAAACATTGTCCAAGTGGCAATGCACGGCCATGATCATGGCGATGATGCCGTCAATCTTTGCCGAAGGATCGGCGGCATTCTTCCTGACTTTGACGTTGGCGTTGATGTCCACGAAGCATTCGCAGTTTCCTAGCTGCCAACCGACAAAGGGATTACCCGAATGCTTGATCGCCTTCTTCAGAATCAGTTGCTCAGTCGTCTTTGACGGGTTGGACAGAACGGCCATGCCCTGCCCCACCTTTTTGACCGGCAAGCCGTTGCCGTAGAGGTTGGCGACCAGTGCGGCAGCGTTGTAGGGGTCGAAGGCGATTTCCTTAACGTCGTACTTCTGAGCTTGGGAGGTAATGTAAGCCTCCACTTCGTTCAGGTCAGTGACGTTGCCTTGGGTTAGCTTGAGGATGCCTGACTGCCGCGCCTGCTCAAAGATGCTCAGGTAGTGATTGGGCACAAAGTCAAGTGAGTCTTCGGGCAGGAAGAACTGAAACTCTGCGTAGAAGTCTTCCTCACCGTACCTGTGAAGCGTGCAGACCGCATTCAGGTCGCGGGAGTGCGCCAAGTCGAAGGCAATAAAGGTGGATTCAGGCTTGCCCTCGGGCATCGGCGCAACAGAATCATCCCAATGCTTGCGGTCTACCCAGGCGGCATTGGCCGAGACATAGACGTTGAGTTGCTTGCAAAGGAATTCGTTAAGGCTTGCCGGTTTGGCAGATGCCTCGTCTGCCATGTGCTGAATATGCTCAGTGGTGACGGAGATGCCGAGCATAGGATTGGCCTTGCCCCATGTCGATTGATCGCGCCAGTTGTCGCCCTGATCAATGGAGTAACAAAGACCAAACCACTTGCCCGAGTCGGCGGCATCGCCCCTGAGTAGGCTGCGGAAGTAGGTTAGGTCTTCAAAGAACTTAGTCTCGCGGGTGAACGAAGCTGTGGTCATGTAAAGCCGCAGCGGGTTCTTACGCGCCCCCATACCCGAGTGCAGGACTTCAATGGAGGATCGTTCTGTGATCTGTGCAGCCTCGTCTATAAGGGCGCACGAGGGGTTTTTGCCGTCGCCGGTCTTTCGGTTCTCCCGGCTCAACGCCCGATAGGTAGAAGTCGTATCGCCCTGCTTCTTGATCTCTGATCGGTAGGTCAGGAACTTGGCGGCAAGCCTTTCGTCCATTGACTCAACAATGGCTTTTGAGGAATCAAAGCAGATGCTTGCCTGCTCCCGGCTTGTAGCGAGGGTAAAGACTTCCGCGCCTGCGTCCCCGAACATCAGTTCGTACAAGGCCACGATAGAAGCTAGGGTCGTCTTGCCTGACTTGCGAGGGACGAACAGGATGACATCGGTGACCCATCTACGCGAGTGGTCGGCCTTGTCCCTGAACCCGTAGACGCCTGCGAGAAACAGGACTTGGAAAGGCTGCAAGACGATGGGCTTGCCCGCGTCCGGCCCCTTTACATGGCGGCAGAATCCGACGAACTTGAGGATGTGTTCAGCTTTGGCCGGGACAAACTCGTAAGGCGCGTCCTTGCGCTCTGCCATGTCCAAGAACCGCTGAGAAGCTAGTCGGACATCCTCACACGCCGGAATGTCGCCCCGAGTGACCGCAGCCGCGTACTGAAACGCAGGCTCAAGCAGTGGCGAACAGTTCATCGACGGCAGTTGCTTTGTTTACCTTCTTTGGACGGCCACGCGCCACCAAACCAAGTTCACCAAGAATCTTGATCAGCTTGTCAATGCATTCGTTCCTGAGCTTGACCCATCCGGTAGTACCGACACCCGCCGCGTACTGCGTGATGTAGCCTTCCTCATTGATGTGCCGTTGCGCCTCAGTCAGCGACTCCATGATCACGATCATCGACGCAATCAAGGTTTCGTCGCTTGGCGAGATTGACCCGTAAGTATTTTCCAACTCGTCCCGGATCAGAGTTTCAAACACGGTCGCGTCCCAAGAACTTGGGTCTTTGAAAAACCCAATGATCTGCCGAGGGGGTTTGCGTTTTGGTTCTTTCATGGGGAATTCCCTTTCTTCTCTTGTCTGATTCTCTTACTTTAGCTTAATAGTGTTCAACTTTGGGTCTACA